AAACATTTGATGTAGATGACAAAGGTAATTATAAAAAAACAAAAGATATAGGATTTGATCCTAAAAAAGGAATGGCTTTTAAAAATAAATTAGGTGATTTAGATTTTTCTAAAATTACTAAAGAAAAGGCAGAAGAGATTGTAAAATTAGGAAAGAAAAAAATAGATTTAGATCTAATTCAAAAAACTACTGATGTAACAACCGCAGACAAAGCTCCTATTCCAGAAAAATCTAAAATGCTTAACATGTTTAAAAACTTTGGCAAAGCAAAGACCGCAATCCCCGCTGCAGCATTAACTGCTTTTGCAACGAGTTCCAAGGCAGACGATCCAACTTACAACAGTGAGATTGGTGCAATAGTTAAACCAGGAACAGATGAAATTGAATCTCAATCCAATCTTCTAGATTGGACAGCAGCAAATCCCGAACCTCTTGTAGCATCAGCAGCAATTGGTGGAGCAGGATTAACAACCGCAGGTAACACGATCTTAAAAGGATTATTAAAAACTTTAGCATCGCCGGCACTAGGTGCAGCAAACGCAGCCTATGAAATAAGTGAAAATTTAGAAGGCGGTGATAATATATTAGAAGCCGTAGCAGATAAAACAGCAGGATTAGGTTTAATGGGAAGTAGTGCATTTAGTGGTGGACTAGGATCATTATTAGGTGGAGCAAAAATAGCTAGATCATTAACACCGATCGGCGCAGCGATGACCGCGGCTGGATTAGGTAAAGATTATTATAACTTTGCACAAGAAGAAATTGAAAAGATGGATGCAATGAGTGATTATGATAGAGGAATATATAACGATATGTTGATGGATGACACCAACATTGACTTTTAACAAAACAACTGATAGACACCTTTCAGGTGTTGAATCAATTAATAATAGAGGATAGAATAGCTTATGGCTACAATAGATAAAAGTTTACCAAATAACATAACTGAAGTTGAGGTTCCAGAAGAAGAAATTGTGGATGCTGCAGAAGCAGTTACAGATACATCAATGGATGGGGAAACAAAAATTGAAATGGATGAAGAAGGTGGAGCAACTATTAATTTTGACCCAAATACAGCAGATACTTTAGGTGGCGAAGATCATGATTCTAATTTAGCAGAATTTTTAGAAGATAGTGTTTTAGGTCCTTTATCTTCTGAACTTATGGATCAATATGTTTCTTACAAAGAAACTAGAGGAGATTGGGAAGAAAGTTATAGAGAAGGATTAAATCTTTTAGGATTTAAATATATTAACAGAACAGAACCTTTTAGAGGTGCAAGTTCAGTTACTCACCCAGTATTAGCTGAAGCGGTTACACAGTTTCAAGCACAAGCTTACAAAGAATTATTACCAGCAGATGGTCCGGTTAGAACTCAAGTTTTAGGAGATATTACAGTTGCTAAAGAAGAGCAATCTAAACGTGTTAAAGATTTTATGAATTACCAAATTATGGATCAAATGAAAGAGTATGAGCCAGAGTTTGATCAAATGTTATTTTACTTACCCCTATCAGGATCTACTTTTAAAAAAGTTTACTATGATGATCTATTGGGTAGAGCAGTAAGTAAATTTATACCGGCCGAAGATATAGTTGTTCCGTACTCTGCTACCTCATTAGAAGATGCGGAGGCAATTATACATATTGTAAGACAATCAGAAAATTCTTTAAAAAAACAAATGTACGCAGGATTCTATAGAGAAATAGAATTAGGTGAAGCACAGTTAAAAGAAAATCAATTAAAAGAAAAAGAAAGAGAGCTAGAAGGAATTTCAGCTAACACTTCTGAAGACATGTACACAGTTTTAGAAATGCATGTTAATTTAGATTTAGAAGGTTTTGAAGATCAAGGAGAAGATGGAGAACCTACAGGAATTAAACTACCTTACATAGTTACAATTAACGAAACTAATTCTGAAATTTTATCTATAAGAAGAAATTACAAAGCTGAAGATCCATTAAAGAGAACAAATAATTATTTTGTGCATTACAAATTTTTACCAGGTATGGGTTTCTATGGTTTAGGTTTAATTCACATGATTGGTGGATTGTCACGTACTGCAACTGTTGCATTAAGACAATTATTAGATGCTGGAACTTTAGCTAACTTACCTGCTGGTTTTAAAACTAGAGGTGTTAGAATGAGAGATGATGCACAACCCTTACAACCTGGAGAATTTAGAGATGTAGATGTTCCTGGTGGAAACATTAAAGATCAGTTTATGCAATTACCATTTAAAGGACCAGACCAAACATTACTTCAGTTAATGGGTATCTGTGTTCAGTCTGCTCAAAGATTTGCAAGTATTGCAGATTCACAAGTAGGTGATATGAATTCACAAGCTGCAGTTGGAACTACAGTTGCTCTTCTTGAACGTGGTTCAAGAGTTATGTCTGCAATTCATAAAAGATTATATGTAGGACTTAAAAATGAATTTAGATTATTAGCAGATGTGTTTAAAACTTATTTACCGCCTGTTTATCCTTACGATGTACCCGGTGCATCAAGAGAAGTAAAAGTTCAAGATTTTGATGAAAGAGTAGATATACTACCTGTAGCAGATCCAAACATTTATTCTCAAACTCAAAGAATTTCTATGGCGCAAGCACAATTACAATTAGCGCAATCAAATCCTAAAATGCATAATCTATATCAAGCTTATAGATCTATGTATGAAGCGTTTGGTATTAAAAATATAAATGCAATTTTGCCTCCTCCACAACAACCAATACCCATGGACCCGAGTCTTGAACATATTTTATCTATTAGTGGTAAACCTTTTCAAGCTTTTCCAGGACAAGACCATAAAGCACACATCGATGCTCATTTAAGTTTCATGTCAATCTCTATGGTACAAAATAATCCAATGGCTATGATGGGTTTACAAAAAAATATATTAGAACACATTAGTTTAATGGCACAAGAGCAAGTACAAATAGAATTTGTACAAGAAATGAAAGAAATGCAAATGATTCAACAACAGTTAGCACCAATGATGCAAAATCCACAGATGATGCAACAGAATCCACAAGCAATGCAAGCTCAACAACGTATTAAACAAATCACCGAATCCATTGAAGCTAGAAAAGCAGTTTTAATTGCAGAAATGACTTTAGATTATGCTAAAGAAGAAGACAAAATTAGTAGTGAAGTAGGTGGTGATCCATTACTTAAACTAAAATCTAGAGAATTAGACTTAAAAGCTAGAGCTGATCAAGATAGAACTGATAATAATTCAGCTAGACTTGATTTAGACACAATGAGAGCTATGATGAATGACCAACATCACGATGAAAGCCTAGAACAAGACCAAGAATTGGCTGAAATGCGTGCAGGAGTTTCTATTGCTAAACAAGAAATGGCAGATCAAAGTAAAAGACACGATTTTGGTAGAAATTTTAAGAAAAATTAACTATAATATCATTAAGGAGAAACATTATGAGCAAAGATTGGCAAAGAGGATCAACTTTTATGAATGACGAGGTCAAGATCGAAAAAGAACTTGGCGTTGGTTCAGATGGTTACCAAACAGGAAACAAACCAGTAGAAATGACTAGTGGTACTGAATCTCAAGTGGTTACTGTTAGAGGAACTAAAAGAATGAGAGCTGACAAAAAACCTGTAAAAGCTACTTGGTACTAACATGTGGTTATCGGCAATTAAATTAGCCGTTTCTGCTGGCAGTAAAATTTACGCTAATAAACAGAGAACGAAGATGGCTATGTCAGATGCACAGCTTATGCATGCATCAAAAATGGCCCGAGGTGAGGAAGCTTACCAGGGAAAATTATTAGAATCCAGACAATCAGATTGGAAAGACGAATTTATTTTGCTTTTACTTTCGGTGCCCATCGTAATGTTGGGATGGTCAGTCTGGTCAGATAATCCTGTACACATGGAGAAAATGGAGTTATTCTTTGTGCACTTTGGAAATTTACCGTTATGGTATCAAACAATTTTTGTTGGAGTAATTGCTAGCGTCTATGGACTTAAAGCAACTCATCTGATAAAGAACAAGTAACAAGGAGAAAATATTATGAGAAACGATTATGGAACAAGACCTTACATTTCAAGATACGGAGATGTAGTTAAAAAGACTAGTAAAAAACAAGGTGCAAATGATAGACTTGATGAATCTCTAGGAATGAGAGATGGAAAAGAATCTACTAAATCACAAAGTTTTAAATCTAGAAGAGATGAATCTAGAGGAATGAAATAATGAAAAATTCAGGAAGAATGAATTTAGCTGAAGAGCTAGGTAGAATTGATAACGAAAAAATGAATTCTAATAGAATGGCTGAAAAAAATAGAGTTATTTCTGAACTAAATAAGGGCTATAAAAATGGTGGAAAAATTTGTAAAATAGCTATGAAAGGCAAAGGAAAAGCTTACGGAAAAAATTCTTAATGGCTTTAGATATTAAAAAAGCAATTAAGAAACCAGGATCTTTAAGAAAATCTTTAGGTATTAAAAAAGGTGAAAAGATCCCTGCTAAAGTTTTAGCAAAAGCAGCAAAAAAACCCGGTAAGATGGGACAACGTGCTAGATTTGCACAAACATTAAAAGGATTTAAAAAATCATGATGAAAAGACCTATGTATAAA